ACTACGGACGTGGACGCATTGAAGAATACCTCGGTGACCTTAAGTCGCTTGAGGGACTCATGCAAGCAATGGTCGAAGGCTCCGCTGCTGCTGCTAAGGTTGTCTTTTTGGTATCTCCTTCTGCTACCGTCAAGCCTGCTACTTTGGCAAAGGCCGGGAACGGAGCAATTATCCAAGGCCGTCAAGAAGATGTGTCCGTGGTACAAGTAGCCAAACAGGCTGACTTTGCTACCGCATATCAAATGATTACTCAGCTTACTCAAAGGCTGAGTGAAGCGTTTCTTATTCTTACGGTACGTCAATCAGAACGTACTACCGCAGAAGAGATTCGCGCTACCCAACAAGAACTTAATGAACAGTTGGGTGGTATCTATGGGAACCTGACCACAGAACTGTTGCAGCCATACCTCCAACGTAAGTTGTTTGTGTTGCAACGGTCTAAGATCCTTCCCAAACTTCCTAAGGGTGTGGTGTTCCCCACCGTCATCGCAGGTATCGAAGGTGTTGGCCGTGGTCAAGACCGTGAGTCCCTGATGATGTTCCTTCAAACCGTGTCCCAGGCTCTTGGTCCTGAGGCAATGATGAAGTTTGTAGACCCCGAAGAAGCAATCAAACGACTCGCTGCTGCTCAAGGCATCGACACTGTGAAGCTGGTTAAGACCGCAGAACAGCGTCAGCAAGAAGAACAACAGATGCGTCAACAGATGGCACAAGGAACCCTGTTGGGCCAAGCCGGTCAGCTTGCAAAGGCTCCGATGATGGACCCCGACAAGAACCCAGGTGTCATGGAAGCTATGCAAAACACAGTCAATGGAATCGCAAACGTCACCCAACCCCCAGCCGCAGCTCCAGCAGCAGGCTGATCTTCCCGCAGCAAAGCCCACCTCTCTTTCTACTGCGAAGAAAACTGCTGGTAAGCCCAGCGTTAAAAAGAACAAGGTAAAGCCTGAACCCAAGAAAAAGGTAGCCACTCCTGGTCTTGGTAAGGTTTCTCTTGTTTCCCACTAAATTTTATTTACCGCTAACCTCTTATGGCTGAAATCACTTTTGACGGAAACGACCCTGCAACTACCGAAGCCCGACAGGCAGAGGAGGCAAGGCTCGTTGAGCTTGGTGATAAGCTGATTGCCGAAGAAGAAGACCGCAATCGTGCTAAGTATGAACAAGCTCGAAAAGACGAAGAGGCAGAACTTCGATATGCCGGTAAGTTCAAGTCCGCTGAAGACTTGGAGAAGGCATACAAAGAGTTGGAAAGCAAGCTTGGAAAAAAAGAAGAAGAAAGTTCTGAGGATGTCAGCGAAGAATCTACAGCTGATGTACCCACAGAAGAAGACACTCCTTCCGAAGCCGCTCAATTCATCAAAGAAGCCTCTGAAGAGTATTTCAGTAACTCCAACCAACTAACACCAGAGACAGTTCAAAAGCTCAAAGAGATGCCATCTGAGCAACTCATTGACGCTTACCTTGAATTGCAAAAGAACGCCACCGTTCAACAGCAACAACTATCTGATGCTGACGCTGACTCTATTCTTGCTTCTGTTGGTGGCGAGTCTGCTTACAACGAAACGTTAGCTTGGGCATCAGAGAACCTGAAGCCTGAAGAGGTTGCTGCTTTTGATAATGTTATCAACAGTGGTAACAAAGACGCAATCTTCTTTGCTGTTCAATCTTTGAACCAACGCTATCAAGACGCGGTTGGCTTTGATGGTAAGCAGGTGTCTGGCAAATCAGTCAAGAACCCCAGCATCAAAGGTTTCCGTAGTCAAGCTGAGCTGGCTCGTGCCATCAGTGACCCTAGGTATAAGAGTGACCCTGCTTATCGCATGGACATTCAAGACCGACTGGCTGCAAGCGGCGATCTGCTCTAGTGGATCGTGGGGACTGCAATGTCCCCCATGCCTATTGAGGATGGGATAACCTCGTTAAAAACCCAGTCATGACTGGAGTATTGGCCCGCTGCGGTGGATACCCAATACAAAGGACAAACCCCAACAACTAAATAACTTTTCCCGGGACACTCTTAATTTATAAACCTTTTAACTTCTTAAACAAGTGACTGCAACTGTAACTCAGCTCGGCCAGGCTAACGGCGCGGGCGATACTCAGGCTTTGTTCCTGAAATTGTTTACTGGGGAGGTGTATGAAGCCTTCCGTAATGCTACCATTGCTAAGGGCCTGGTGATGAACCGGACCCTGCGTAACGGCAAGGAAGCTCAATTCATCCACACTGGACGGATTAACGCTGGCTACCATACGCCTGGCACTGCTATCCTGGGTAGCGGCGATCCTGATGTGGCAGAGACCACCATCGCCATGGACGACCTGCTGGTCGCTTCCGCCTTCGTTGATAACCTCGACGAAGTTCTGGCACAATATGACATTCGCGGCCCCATCGCCCGTCAAATCGGCCAGAGCCTCGCAGAATTTTATGACCGCCGTATCTTCCGTGTGCTTGACCAAGCCGCTGAAGCTACTGCTGCTGTGACCGGCGAGCCTGGTGGCTTCGAGGTCAACCTGGGTGCTGGTAACCAGTACGACGCTCAGGCTCTGGTTGATGGCTTCTTTGAAGCTGCTGCCCGCCTGGACGAAGTGGCTGCCCCTCAGGATGGTCGTGTCGCTGTGCTGTCCCCCCGTCAGTACTACGCTCTGATC